ACCGCTCGCGATTCTTCCAAGATCAGCGGATCGGAATATCTTGGTCTGTCACATGACAAATTGCCCGATACTCTCAAAGTCCGGGTTTCCGATCATGATTTGCCGCCATCATATGGACCACCGGGAGATTACGATGTTTACGGTAAGGGGCGCACAACCGGCAACGGAATTCATTGGTCCGATGCCATTGCGCATCTTGCTGGCCGCGTCGGCGAGAAGGTTCCGGCACTAGCTCAGCGCGAAGTGACGCGCCGGGCAAATGAAGAACGTGAGGCTCAGGAGCAGGAAGCAAAATTATTGCGTATGAATCCAGGGTTCCAAGAAGCGACGCTTGCGAGGAAATACCCTGATGAATGGAAATCCGCTTTGTCTTTAACGGGACGGGAGCGCAGTGACGCGCGGCGTGCGCTCGCTGGGCGATACGAACAGGAGAACCCAGGTCATCTTGGATGGGCGCCATATCTGAAGCCGCAGCCCCGATGACCCGCAAATGGGAGGGTTCTGTAGGCGATCGCAAAGCCGATTCCCGTGCGGCAAAAATGAAAGAACTAGCCTCTCGTTATGAGGCGCAAAACCCAGGTATGATGCCGTGGGCCGCGCATCTTCGACCCCCAGTATCACCACCGGGTGGGGCGTGACAGACAATGTCTGGAAGCAACCCGTTGCAGACAGCGACCCCTGCGAACCCGCTGAAGAGCGTGGCTGCTCCGGATTCGGGGTCGCCAACTGCGCCCGTCACGCGGAAGACAAAAAACCACCACCAAACCGAAACACCTGAATTCAAACGGTGGTTCGGAGATAGTAAAACACTGGAAGACAACGGAACCCCCATGATTCTCCATCATGGAAGCGGCGCCAAAAGGATTGATGAGTTCAGGCCCGAACGCATAGGCACTGCAAATGATGAGGGATTCTACGGACGCGGTTTTTATTTTGCGCGGGACAAGCAACTCGCAAATGATTATGTGCCGGAAAAGAAAGGAAAGCCATCTGGCGCGGTTCATTCCATGTATGTGAGGACTGAGAATCCATTCATCTGGGATCTGACTACTCCAGACGCACAAAAAGACACAATAGAGCGGGCGCAGAAAATCGTTCCCGATCTGCAAGTCACCACTACAGGCATCAATAAGGTCAGGACACCCCCGCTAAAATGGACCGAAGCACTGAAAGATGCCGGCTATGATGGCGTGCATATCATGGCACCCAAGGACTATAGCGCCCTCCATGAGGGCAGGTATGGTGACGTTGGGCGCGAAATCAGTGAGGTTGTTGCTTTCGATCCCAACCAGATCAAGTCGGCCACCCACAACAACGGCAAATTCGATCCCAAAAATCCTAACGTCCGCTCATAACTGGCTGCGCCACCACATCATCCCGAACAACTTTGATGGAACCTAATCTGATAAACCATCGCGCAACCTGCACGGTGGAACGTCCGGACCAATGGTATCTTGATGGGCTGAAGAAGATACGCCAGGAACGGAATGCGATGCTGACTGTCGTTTGGATCAATATCATTCGGAAAGCATCGTTAGCCTTGGGGTGCGTCGGAATTTTCATCTTGGGCGTGCGCGCCGTATGGTGAAGCGCACGAAATGGGAAGGCTCAGCCGGAGACCGCAAGGCGGACGCGCATGGTGCAAAACGGCGCGGTATCTCGGTCGGGGCGTATGAGCGGACCACCGAAGATCGCAAGTCCGACAAAAGGGCGCAGAAGAAAACGAAGGCAAAGAAGTGACTCGGAATGCGTTCGCGAACCCGCCGCCGCCATGAGCGCCACGGCACATCGTGGCACGAAGCCCGCATCGCCGATGGGCCGCCCAGCCAAATCCGTCAAGCTGGCGCCGAAACATGGGATGAACTGCATGCAACCTGTGTATGCCTCATGGATGCCTGGGAACGCCTGCCGCTGGCCAAACGCCGCGCTTACGCTTTTCCCAACCCGGAAGACCGCCAATGCGTAAAACCCCCCACATCCGCACGAAACGCGTCATTGACCCCATTCGTGCCGGCGGCGGCCTCAATGCACACAGATTGGTTGCCGAAACAGCCATCGGAATGGCCAACGAACTGTTCGAGGTCTATGCGATGGAGAATGCGATCTACCGCAGACTTCGCGTAGATGGACAGGTGTCCGAAAAACAGGCTCGGCGCTTTTTTGTGGAACGCATTGCGCCGCGTCTGCTGGAACAGGCCCGGGAAGCGCTGACGGAATGCCTCTCGCAGCCGGACGATGTCTGTCCGGTTTCGCAGAAGGACCGAATCGCCGAGGCGCTGATACTGGACAACGATCTTCGTGCGAAGCGGATCGTAACGGATGACCGTATCGCTGCGGTTCACTGACCGTCCGGGGCGGCTCCCCGTGTCACCACCCACCGGCCGGGAAGGCTGTGCGACTGAGGGCTGAATGAGCGAAACTATCACCGATACGGCGCCATCAGAGGTGCCACAAGTCGAACCGACCGCCGCCCCGGCCGGAGCGGGCGCCCATCCCTGGGATGTCACGCAAGCGGCTCCGGAACCCGACGCAGCGCCGCCCCCAGAAGCCGATCCTGCCCCGGCTGTCCCGGCTGACCCCGTCGAACCGCCCCAGAAGCGGCCGCCAGGCGACCGGCGTTTCGCAGCGCTGACCGCGAAGCTGTCCGCCGAGTCCGAACGCGCCGAAAAGCTGGAACGGGAATTGGAGGCGACCCGGAAACTGATCGGAGCCGGCAAGCCGGAAACCCCGGCCGTCACGTCCGGCGAAACGGTGGAACAGGCAGCGGCGCGCCTGATCGCGCAGCGCGATTTCGAGGCGCGGCAGGCGGCGCTTGTCGCGACGGGAGCCAAGGAAGTCGGTGACGAAGCATGGAACGAGGCGACCGGCTTTCTGGCCAGTCTCGGGGCCACCCGCAATCAGGCGTTCATGCAGGCGCTGGTTGAACTGCCAGCCTCCGCCGCCGCAAAACTGGTGACGCAGTTGGCAGAGGATGCCGATGTCATCACTGGTCTGCTGCGACGCAACCCGGTTGCCATGGCGGCGGAGATGGGCCGCATGGCGGCGGAGATTTCTCGCCCCGCGCCGCGCCCGGTGTCAAACGCACCCCGCCCTCCGGTCCGCGTCACTCCGACCGTAGTGGTTCCGACCGCAACAATCTACGATGAGAGCCTCTCCATGGCAGAATGGAACAAGGCGCTGGAGTCGTCTGAGTTCGGAAAGAAATTCTTGCGGAGGCGCGCTTAGCCGCAAACCATACGCGCCCGAATTTGCCGGGCCAATCGCAAATCAGACCGGGCCTGTAACCCGTGCGTCGTGCCGTCCGTTGCAACGTGTGGCTACCCGATTTTCCGATGCAAACGGCAGTCATTATCCGATCAAGAACCTGTTTGGTGAGACGGATTTTGTGTTGTCTGGGACTGAACAGTCCCGCGCCTCGGAGAAATCGAAATGGCTAATAACCTTCTCACGATCAACATGATCACGCGTTTGGCTGTTCGCCTGTGGAAGAACACCAATGCGTTCATGCGTAACCTGGACACTCAGTACGACAACCAATACGCCAACGTCGGGGCCAAGATCGGCTCGCAGTTGCGCATCCGCCTGCCCGTCGATTTTACGGTGCGGCACGGTGCGGCGGCTTCGTTCCAGGACGTGAGCGAGCAGTTCACCACTCTGACGATGGCCACTCAGGACGGCGTCGATATGTCCTTTCCGTCGATCGACCTGACATTGTCGGTGGATGATTTTGCGGAACGCTATATTGCGCCAGCGGTCAACAATCTGGCCGGCGATATCGCGGTGGGCGTCATGTCCGGGGCCGAGGGCGGCGTATGCAACTACATTGACAATGAAGCGGCCGGCGCGATCATCACGCCGTCCAATCTGACGTTTCTGACGGCGAACGCCATTCTGGACACGCAGTCGGCGCCAGTACTCAATCACCGCGTCGTGGTCAATCCGTTTACTGACGCCAGGATCAGCGGCGCGCTGGCTGGATTGTTCAATCCGGTTCCGGAAATCAGCGAACAATATCGCTCCGGCGGCATGAAGAACGCGCTGGGTCTGGACTGGATGAAAGACCAGACCGTCATCATGCACACCAGCGGAACATTCTCCGCCGGTACTGTTAATGGCGGCAATCAGACCGGAACTGCCATCACGGTGAATGCCATCACCGGCACGCTGGCCAAGGGCGATATTATCGTGTTTGCCGGCTGCAACGGTGTGAACCGAATCGAAAAACAGAGCTACGGCCAGCTACGTCAATTCGTCGTGGTTAATGCTGTGGCATCCGGCGGGACCAGCATCACCATCTACCCGGCTCTGATCCCGTCGAACAACGGCGCTCAGGTCCAGTATCAGACGGTGGACAACAGCCCCGCGAACGGCGCCACGATTACGTTGCAGGGTCCGGCCAACACCACGTATCGCAAGAACATCGTGTTCGTCCCGGAAGCGATCACGATGGCCACCGCCGACCTGGAAATCCCCCCTGACGTGCAGGCCGCGCGCCACGAATTCGATGGCGTGTCAATGCGGATGGTCCGCCAGTATATCGTCGGGACTGACCAGACCGGCACGCGTATGGACGTCGTGTGGGGTTCGTTGTGGATCAGGCCAGAGTGGGCCGTTGTCGTGCCAGACGTGCCGTAACGATACACCATCAAGGAGACGAAGTAATGCGCCCAGAAACGGAAATCGCTCAGCAGACATTCATGCAGCAGGGCGGCGTTTTTGCACGCGCCCTGCTCAAGAAACGGCAGACCGGAGAAATTGAGCGAACCTACGTGTACCACGAATACCCGAAGATGCTACGGACGTTCCAAGGCACTCGGACGGTCGATCGATCGACTGAAGTGGGTAACGGTTCCCGCAAGGTTGAATGGACCGAAACTCAAGAAATCTGGGATGAGGTCATCGTCCATTCCGAGGAAGAGGAAGAGCGAGTCCTTGCGGGTGGGAAGACTGAGCCGCAAATCGAGGAAGAGCGCCAAGCGCTGATCCGGCGATGCGAGCAGAACCACATTCGGGTTGACCCGCGCTGGAAAATCGCCCGACTGCGCCGCGAATTGGGGGGGAAAGACCGGGAGCCTACCTCGCCGAGTCGCGTTCAAGACCTGGAGAAGGAACTGGCGCAGCTTCGTGCGATGGCTGAGATGCAGGCCGAAATCACGGCGCTCCGGGCGCAACTGGCCGGCGACCCGCTCGACGAAGAGACCTCGATCCGCAATCAGCTTGCATTGCTTGGCGTGAAGGCGGACGGCCGGTGGTCGTTGCCGAGGCTCCGCGAGGAATTGGATCGCGCCACGGCACCAAGAAGCGCAGCGTGAAAGTTTCGCGAGACGCCATCATCGCCGCGAATCCAACACTGGATTGGCGCGACGTGTCGAACGCACCGCGTCCCACGCTTGCTTTCACCGACCCGGCGACGATGGATGAAGTTCGGGTGATCTGGAATGACTGGGGACACGCGCTGGCCCGGAAGCCATGGCGCGCCAGAGATTTCAACCCATTGCCGGCCGAGCCTCTCGCAGAGTATCTCAATGACTGAATACCGCCGCGCGGCGGACCCGACACTGTTCCGCCAGCAGACCGCAGAACGTGAGCAACAGCGCGCCGACCTGATCGAGGAATGGCGTATCGCAGATCGGGAAACGGCTCAGGCGCGCGCCGAAAGTCTGGCCGGGTTCGATCGTGCGGCACACCATCATCGGGCCGTGTTCCGGGCTGCGGGTGGCGTGCTGGACGACGAACAAGACGACGCCACCCCTGGTGCCTGAATGCCGCTCACAACGCCCCAGTCTATCATCACACTGTCCCTGAAAGCTGGCGGCATTCTTGGGGTGGGGCAAGCTGCGCTGGCAGAAGACTATAGCGACGTGTTTGATGTTCTGAATGGTATGATTGCGGTGTGGAACCGCAAACGCTGGCTGATCTGGCACTTGTTGGACGTATCGTTTGTCTCTACCGGAGCGCAAAAGTATTCAATCGGACCCGGAGGAAACTTCAATGTCCCGAGGCCGGACCGATTGGAAGCCGCGTTCTTTCGGCAATACGTCACGAGTCAACCGAATGCCGTGGATTATCCCTTGGAAATCCTGGAAAGCCGCGAGGACTACAACACGATCGCTCTGAAAACATTGGTATCCTGGCCTCAGTATATTTTCTATGACGCCGCCTTTCCGATTGGGTATGTCTATCCATGGCCGGTTCCGCAGGCGAGCATTTACGAGTTGCATTTGTCCATTAAGGACACGATTTCGCAATTCACGAGTTATGTGCAATCAATCAATCTGCCGCCCGAGTTCATTGAGGCGCTTTGGTCAAACCTGACCCTAAGGCTGGGAGCACTCTATCCAGGGTGTTCGGTAACACAGAATACGGTAGAAATCGCTAAATCTGCGTTGGCCACGATACGAGGCGCGAATACACAGGTTCCGCGATTGAGGATGCCGGGCGGCCTCGGTAATCCAGCGCTCTACAACATCTATAGCGATCAGGTATACTGACGCAACGGAAGGCTACCAAATGGCAAACGCACCTGATACTCTCGTTATTACCGGCGCAGTGTTGCAGCAAGTGTCTGCCGCATCGCTGCTTCTCACGCCGACCGGAGGCACCCAGGACACCCTTGGCAATCTGGTGAATGGGGGGACGGTCGCGAAAGGTGTTGTCGCAAGCACTCTCACCGTGACCGCTTTGGCCAACCTGTCCGCCAACGATGCGGTGTCAACGGCCGGTTCGACGCAGGCTACGGCAACTCCGCTGACAGCGAACATCAACAATATTGCCACGGTTACGGCTGGCCAGGGTGTCAATACCGTTGCATCGGCGCCTGGTATGTTCGAACTTTTGTTGAACACGGGAACGGCGACGATTACGGTTTATCCGTTCCAGACC